ACATTTGTGCCAGTACGACAACTTTAGATACACCAGGACAAGGTACTTGTTTTGCAAACAGTATATTGATTGCAAGAGTTAGTGACCCTACTGTATCACATCCATTTCCGCCAGCACCACCTTGTGTGCCTCATGTGGCAAATGTAAATGCAGGTTCGCCAAATGTATTTGTAGAGGGTTTATCAGTTGCAAGAATAGGTGATAGTACAGACGCAGGCGCTATGACAAGTGGAAGTGGTAATGTTTTTGCAAACGGTTAGAAAAACCTTATAAATATTACCGTAATGGCAATATACGATTCACAAACTCAAAGCAAAAGCACAAGAAATTCCAGACAGTTTAGGGATATTGACTTGGACTTTAATAGAAACGCAGTTACCAATGATGTTGCTGTTGTTGAAGATGTTGTAGCTGTCAAAAGGTCAGTTAGAAATTTAATTCAAACTAACTTTTACGAGAGACCATTTCATCCAGAATTGGGTTGTGGTATAAGAGAGTTGTTATTTGAAAACTTTACACCTATGACAAGGGTCTTTCTAACAAGAAAGATAGAAGAAGTTTTAATTAACTATGAACCAAGAATACAATTACAAAATGTTTCTGTGGATGATGACCAAGATAAAAATAGATTAGTTGTAGATATTTATTTTTATGTTGTTGGTGTATCAGGTCCACAACAAGTACAAACATTTTTACAAAGGGTAAGATAATAAATGTCAACAGTTCAACATAAGTTAGTAGTTTCTGATTTCGATTTTGACGCAATCAAACTAAACTTAAAATCCTTTTTACAAGGACAAAAACAATTTCAAGACTACGACTTTGAAGGTAGTTCTTTAAATATTCTTTTAGATATTTTATCTTACAATACTCACTATCTAGCTTATCTTGCTAACATGGCAACAAATGAGTTATATCTTGATAGTGCTGATATAAGAAATAATATTGTATCATTAGCAAAGATGATTGGTTACACACCATCATCACCTAGAGCGCCTATGGCGTCAATTGATGTTACATTGAACAATGCTACAGGTACAAGTGTTACAATGAATAAAGGTACTGTCTTTACTACAAGTGTTAATGATGTTTCTTATCAATATGTAACAAACTCGGATATTACGATTACACCTTCAGCCGGTATTTACAAATTCAATGGTGTTTCTATTTACGAGGGTACTTTAGTAACATTTAAATATACAGCTGATACTACAGATGTTGACCAAAGATTTATTATACCAAGTGCTAGAGCTGACACTTCTACTTTATTAGTAAAAGTTCAAAACAGTTCAAGTGACACAACAACAGAAACATATTCATTAGCAGGTGGTTACAATAATGTCACAGCAACATCAAAAGTTTATTATATACAAGAAGGCCAAGACGGTAAATACGAAATTTATTTCGGTGATGGTGTAAACGGTAAATCATTAGCAGACGGTAATATTGTTATACTAGAATACATTGTTACAAATATTGAAGATTCAAATGGCGCTAGTTCATTTTCTTTATCAGGAAATATTGGTGGGTTTACTAATGTTACAATTTCTACAGTATCGTCTTCTCAAGGTGGTGCAGCTGGAGAAGCAGACGAATCAATTAGATTAAATGCACCATTAAATTATGCAGCTCAAGAGAGAGCTGTTACAACAACTGATTACGAAACTTTGGTACAACAAATTTATCCTAATGCATTGTCAGTAAGTGCATGGGGTGGTGAAGATGATGAAACACCAAGATATGGTATTGTAAAGATTGGTGTTAAAGCTGCTTCAGGTTCAACACTTACAGAAACAACTAAACAAGATATTGTTAATAAACTTAAACCATATAATGTAGCTTCAGTATCTCCTCAAATTGTGGATCCAGAAACTACTTCGGTATTATTAACATCAACTGTAAAATATAATACCTCAACAACAACTAAATCAAGTGATACATTAAAATCTGAAATTATTACAGCTATTACAAATTACAATACAAATACACTACAAAAGTTTGATTCAATATACAGACATTCAAAATTAACAGGTATTATTGACGCCGTTGATGGTAGTATTCTATCTAATATTACAACTGTAAAAATTAGAAAATCATTTACACCTTCTTTAGGTTCATCACAAAAATATAATATCTACTTTAGAAATGGTGTATTTAATCCACACACAGGACATAATAAAGCTGCTGGTGGTATTTTATCTTCAACTGGTTTTAAAGTTACAGGTAGTGACTTTGAAATGTTTTTAGATGATGATGGTAGTGGTAATATTAGAAGATATTATCTATCATCTGGTATTAGAACATATGCAAATGAAACACAAGGAACAATTAATTATTTTACAGGAGAAATTACATTGAATTCATTAAATGTTTCTTCTATTTCAAATATTAGAGCTGCAACTTCAACAGTTATTGAAATAACAGTTACACCAGATTCAAACGATATTGTTCCTGTAAGAGACCAAATTGTGGAAGTAGATGTAGCTAATTCGATTATTACTGTTACAGCAGACGCATTTGTGGGAGGCTCAGCTGATGCTGGTGTAGGCTACACAACAACATCAAGTTATTAATGACCAATGGCAAAATTTAATGATAAAATTTCAACAATACTTAACAGCCAACTTCCAGAATTTGTTGTCGCTGACCACCCAAAATTTGCCGAATTTCTTAAAGTCTATTATCAACTTCTAGAATCAGCAGAATTATCTATTGATACTATCGAAGGCACAGATGGTATTTTACTTCAATCAGAAACAGGTCAAACAAACAATTTAGTTTTAAACTCTAGTCGTAAAGATACAGCACGAACATTCCTTGACGCCGGCGATAAATTACTTTTAGAAGAATCCACTTATGGTAAATTTACTAGAGGTGAAGTTATAACAGGTCAAACATCAAAAGCTACATCAAATGTGTTAGTTGAAGACATTGCAAATAATAGATTAATCATATCATCACAAGATAAATTTATAGATGGTGAGATTGTTGTTGGTGCAAGTTCAGGCGCTCAAGCAAATATTACAAACTATAGACCTAATCCTGTAAATAATATTACAGATTTAATTAACTTTAGGGATCCAGATAGAGTTATAAATCATTTCTTATCACAAATGAGAGATGAGTTTTTAGCAACATTACCAGAAAATTTAGCTGCAAGTGTTGATAAAAGAAAACTAATAAAAAATATTAAATCACTCTATAGGTCAAAAGGTTCAGTTCGTGGACATGAAATGTTTTTTAGAATATTGTTTGGTGAACAATCAGAAACAATATATCCTAGAGAACAAATGCTCAAGGCATCCGATGGACAATTTGATACTTTAAAAGTATTAAGAGTTATTGCTTCAGTAGGTGACGCAACTCTATTGATAGGTCGAACAATTACCGGTCAAACTTCAGGTACAACTGCTATTGTAGAAAATACATCTACATTTCAGATTGGCGCTGCTACAGTTACACAATTAATTCTAAATGCAGATAGTATTCAAGGAACATTTATTGTAGGTGAAGAAATACAAGGTACAACATCCGATACAGATGATTACTATATTAAAGCAAATATTACAGGTATACCTGGTACAAAAAATATTACAAATGATGGTTCATTAAATTTAATAACTGATACTATTACTTTAACGGCTGGTGGTGAGGGTGCATTATTTCAAATTGAAGATATTGGTCCTGGAAAAATTACTGAAATTATATTAGATAATAAAGGTACAGGTTATGAAGTAGGTGATAAGTTAAGTTTTGTAAACACAGGAACAAATGGTAAAAATGCAGCTGGTTTTGTTAAAGTTGTAAATGGTGGTATTGCAGACCAAAACGGCACAAATAATTCAGCAGACGGTACAGAGGATAGTATTGTATTAGAAGATGAAACAGTAAGTGGTGACGCATATTCTGGTAGAGTCATTATGCAAGAAAAATTTACAGGTTTACAAACTATCGAAGAAATATTTTTAACAAATGGTGGTGGACAATATACATCATTACCTACAGTAACAGTTACATCATCAACAGGTTCAAATGCAATTGTAAAAGCATATGGTGATGACATTGGTAGAATTGTTAGATTAAAAACAGTTGGATTAGGTAGAAGTTACGAAACAGCTCCTACACCTCCAGTTTTAGGTTTCTTTAACAATATGATTGTAACAAACATTGTTACTCCGTTTATTAAAGGTGACACAGTTACAGGTCAAACTTCAGGCGCTACTGGAGAAATTGCAGATTTTGATGTTGATAGAGGTTTATTAAGAATTAAATCTGTATCAGGAACATTCGTTTTAAATGAAACTATTACTTCAAGTAGTAGTGGAACATGTGTACTTAAAAAATTAGATATCTCCACAGCTTCAGTAAATGTTGTTGCCGTGTCAGATACAGACGGTGCATTTATTAGTGAGAGAGGTAAACTTTCTGAAACAACAATGAGAGTACAAGATAGTTTATACTATCAAGATTATTCTTATGTAATTAAAGTAGGCCAATCTATCGCTAGATGGCGTGACGCATTTAAAAAGACAATGCATACATCAGGTTTTTACTTCACAGGTCAAGTTGATATTGAATCACAAATAGTCGTAACGGCAAAAGGTCCTGTTCAAGGTGTTACATCTGGTACATTAGAAGCACCATTATTATCACTAGTAAATACTTTATTCACTACAGTTTTTGGTAGAAGATTGGGAACAAAAACAGACGGTACATCATTAAGAGTTAAACCACAATCCGGTGGTAATTCAGATGTAAGTAATGACTTTAGGGACCCTTTTGACGCAAACACTAGAGATTTGACGGCAACTAGAGAAAACATAACACTTGATTATTTAAGTAGACCTAGAAATCTATTTGTAGATGGTAGTGGTGTAACGCATGATATTAAAAGTGGATATGCTTACGGAGGACCAAGATATAGTTCATTAAATAAATATGCAAATACTGTATTTGGTTTAAGCAATCCTGATTCACACGCAAACTCATTTGTAAACTTAAACAATTTAAGAATTGAGGGCACTAAAACAGCTCTTGACGGACAACAAGTTCCTATATTCTTATTTACTTCAAGTGATATAGGTGGTAAAATTAAGATGAAATATGCGTTTCCTTGTGAAATCGGAACAAACGCCGACCTATTCAGTAATACATTAACTAAATTTGATAGTGATAGTTTAACATTTGATGATACGACACCGTAGAAACCTTATAAATAGTATAAAGAGATAACAGGCAAACATGGCAAAACTTACAATAAATCGAGGTACTAACGCAAACGACGGAACAGGTGATAATCTCCGTGCAGGTGCTAATAAAGTCAATTTAAATTTTGATGAAATTTACACAGCGATTGGTAACGGTACTACCATTGACGGTACAATTAAAATCGCAGACGATTCATCTACAGTTGCGACAATTTCTGCTAATGGCGAAACATTAAAAATTTTAGGTGGTAATGCTATTAATAGTGTATTATCAGGTAATACATTAACTATTTCTGCTGACGCTGCCTCACTATTGACTGCCTCTGGTTCTGCTACGATTACAAATAAAACTATTGACTTAACAGACAATACTTTATCAGGTACATTTGCTGAAGTTAACACAATGGTTTCAGACGCAACACTTGTTGATACAGCAAGTTCACAATCGTTAACAAATAAAAATTTAACAGGTGCTGGTAATACTTTTCCTACATTATCAATTAAAGATGACGCTTCTACTATAGACACAGTAAGTTTAGGTCAAACTTTAACTTTTGAAGGTGGTTCTGGTATTACAACAACTGTAACAGACAATAAAGTTTCTTTTGCTACAGACGGTTCAATTGTAACCGAAACATCTACAGACACATTAACTAATAAAACAATTAGTGGTGCAAGTAACACAATTACAAATATTTCAGCTGCTAATGTTACAGGTGCATTTGATAATACATCATCAGGTTCAAAAATTAGATTTAACTTTGCTAATGTGGGAAGTTTTCCTAGTGAAACAACTTATGAGGGTATGTTTGCATATGACACAGGTGGTAATCAAGCTTATGTTGCAGACTCAGGTGGTTGGACAAAACTTATAAATGAAAACGCTTCAGTTGGCGATTTATCAAATGTTAACATTACAGGTGTTGCAAACGGACAAGCATTAATATGGAGTTCAGCGCAAGGTAGATTTAATCCAGGTGATGTATCTGTTTCAACTTCTACATATGAAGATACAGCAGTTAGATTTGATGTATCAGCAAATGGTTCATCAGCTTATAGATTTGGACATTATGGTTCTACGGATAATCCAACAATCTATGCTAAACAAGGTCAAACAATTGCATTTGATTTAACAAGTTTAAGTAATGCACATCCTTTTGTATTACAAACTTCTAGTGGTTCAACATATGTATCAGGTAACAGAATTACAACCGGTTTAACACATGTCGCTACAGATGGTACTGTAACAACAGGTGTGAATGCTCAAGGTAAAACAAGTGGCGTTTTATATTTTGAAGTACCAAGTGACCAAATAACAATTTATTATATTTGTTCATCACACGGTGCAATGAATGGTACTTTGTATATTAGACAAAAAATACCTTCAGTTCAAAAATATACAGGAAACGGTTCAACAACAGCATATACTGTTACAGCAGGTAAAGTTGTTGATGACATGTTAGTATTCGTAAATGGTATTTGTTTAGTTCCTACTGATGATTATACAATTTCTGGGACAACATTAACCATGGCAACGGCGCCGGCAAATACGGCAGAAATTACAATTAGGTATCTATAATGGGAACAATAACAAGAACATTAGCAAATAATTTACATCATTTTGGTAGTAATACCGTTGAAACAGGAACATGGACCCCTACAACAAATATAGGATTTGCTTCTGTAGCAGAGGCAAAATATATTAAAATTGGTAAATTTGTACAAGCGGATGTAAGTGCTACTTATAACGCAGGACCAGGAGACGCTTCTCAAGCTTCTTCTTTTGGTGGATTACCTTTTTCTGGAGACAATGATTGTGAATCAATTTCTTTTAATGTATTAGTTGAAGGACACAATGAACCAGTTTATTCAGAGGTATCTGGAACAGGCGGAAGTATGAAGTCAAGAACGGACAATGTGCCATTAGTAAGAAGTCAAATAGGTAATAGAACATTAAAAGCTACATTTACTTACACAACGGATATAGATTAGGATAGATTATGGCAACAACAACAGCAATAGATAAATGGCAATTAGATAGTAGGGGTATTCTAAATTATAGAACAACCACAACAGTAACAGATGATGACGATAATGTAACTAGTCAAACTCATCATAGGTCTACTTTAGGACCAGGTACCATAGACGATAGCGAAGTTTGGACTGATAGTGATATATCAAGTTTTTCAACAGAAATACAGAATGCTTGTAATGCTGCTTGGACAACGGAAGTCAAAAATGCTTATAAAACAATTTTAATAAACAAGAAACTATATAGCTAATGAAAACTTGTATAAATATAGTTAAGGAAGAAATAAAATAGTATGCCAGCAATTATAACAGACAGATTTAGAATTCACAATAGTGAACAATTTTCAGAGGCGTTTTCTGAAGCTTCAGGTAATACATTTTACCTAGGTATCGGAAGACCTCAACCTTTTGCTACATCTACAAGAGCAGATAGTAGAACAAATAACGAGGGAACAGACGCAGCTCCAATTACACCAGCAGATAATACAACTGCTCAGACATATCCTTATGATGATTTAATTGCGGCTAAAAAAATTACTTCAACAGATGTTACTTTCTGTATACCAAGAAGAAACTGGACAACAGGCACAATTTACGATATTTACAGACATGATTATGGAGATTATGCAACAGGTAATACATCAACTATTACAGCAAATAGTGGTGCTTCGACATTACATGACGCAAGTTTTTATGTATTAACATCAGCTAGAAATGTTTACAAGTGTTTAGATAACAATGGTAATGCAGCTTCAACTGTAGAACCATCTACAACACTACCAGATATTATTTCAACTGCTGACGGATATAAGTGGAAATATATGTACACTCTATCTGCTTCGCAACAATCAAATTTCTTATCAACTGACTTTATGGCAGTAACGACAAACTCAACAGTATCATCAGCAGCTGTTGATGGTGCAATTAACATTGTAAAAATTAAAACTGCTGGTTCAGGTGGTGCAGACGGCACACATACAAATATTGATATCAAAGGTGACGGTACGGGTGGTAAAGTTTCAGTTACGGTAACTTCAGGTACAGTAACAGCAGTTACAGTTACAACTCCTGGAACAGGTTATACTTTTGGTACAGTTTCAAATGCACAAATCGTAGCCGCTGGTGCTTCAAACCTTGTCGGTGCAGAATTAGATTGTATAATCGAACCAAAAGGCGGACACGGATTTAATGCAGTAGAAGAATTAGGTGGATTTTATGTGATGATGAATACATCACTAGAGGGTACTGAAAGTGCAAACACAAGTGACTTCACAGTTGCAAACGACTTTAGAAAAATTACTTTGATTAGGGATCCAAAATCAGGTGGTTCAGCTGCCACATCAACTACAATGAGAGGTACAAAAGCAGTTAACCTTTCAGGTGTTTCAGGAACATTTACAATTGACGAAGAAATTAACCAAGCCTCTACAGGTGCAGTAGGTAAGGTTGTAGAATGGGATTCAGTTAATAGTATATTGTACTATATACAAACAAGACATGTTGATGAAGGTATCGACCAATATGGAAATTTAACAGCATTTAGTGGCCAAAATGTTATTACAGGCCAAACATCAAGTGCTAATGGTACACCTACAACATCAACAAGCACTATTAACAGCCAGGCATTTACAAGTGGATATTCAAGTGCAGAAATAGACGCTGACTCTGGTGATATTCTTTACATTGAAAACAGAGCGCCGATTACAAGAGCTGCTGACCAAACAGAGAATATTAAACTGGTTATAGAATTTTAGGAGAGTTAAATGCCAAGTCCAACTGACTTTAACCTCTCACCTTACTATGATGACTTTAACGAGTCAAAGAATTTTCACAGAATTCTTTTTAGACCGTCATTTGCAGTTCAGGCTCGAGAGTTAACACAATCACAATCAATTCTACAAAATCAAGTAGAAAGAGTATCAGACCATCTTTTTGAAAAAGGTGCAATGGTTATTCCTGGTGAAATCGGTTATAATATTAATTATTATGCTGTTAAGTTAACTTCATTCACAGATTCAGCCGCAGTTGGTGTTACACTTGCAGATTTCAATAACCTACAATTAACAGGTCAAACTTCAGGCGTTGTTGCAAAAGTAATTAACATATCTGCTACAGACGGTACTGACCCTAACACATTATTTGTACAATACGAAACTTCAGGTACTAATAATTCTTCTACAAAATTTACAGACGGAGAAACAATCTCTGTTTCTACAACTTTACAAGGAGTTGTAACAACAGTTTCAGCAGTAGTAAATACATGTGCTACAGGTTCAGCTGCCTATATTGCAGAGGGTGTTTATTATATCAACGGCTTTCATGTCGAAGTTGCTGAACAAACTTTAATTTTAGAAAAATATAGTAACACACCATCTTACAGAGTAGGTCTATTAGTTGCTGAAACATTTGAAACTCCAAATGATGACCAAAGTTTAAATGATAATGCACAAGGAACATCTAACTTAAATGCTCCTGGTGCTCACAGATTTAAAATTACATTAACACTTACAAAGAAAACTTTAGCTGCTACAGATGACGCAAACTTTGTAGAGTTGTTAAGATTAAAAGCAGGTATCTTACAAAATCAAGTAAGAACAACAGACTATGCAGTATTAGAAGATACACTTGCTCGTAGAACATTTGATGAAAGTGGTGACTATGCAGTAAGAGATTTCGATTTAGATATTAGAGAACATTTAAAAAGTGGTAATAACAGAGGTATTTACACTTCAGCTAACGGTGGTTTAGAAACTAAACTAGCATTAGGTTTAGGTGCTGGTAAAGCATATGTTAAAGGTTATGAAATTGAAACAATCGGTACTACATTTATTAATTTAAATAAGGCCAGAGATTTTGATACACAAAATAATTTTACTACTAAATTTGATGTAGGTAACTATGTTAATGTTACAAATATATTTGGTTCACCAGATGTAGGTTTTGTATCAGGTTCTACAGAAGCATTTAAAAGAATTAATTTCTACGATACTTTAACAAGTGCTAGAGGTACAGAAAACGCAGGTTCAGGTGGTTCTATAACATCAATTGGTCGTGCTAAGTCAAAAGGTTTTCAATATGTAACTGGAGCTGCTTCAGCATACACATTTGCTAGTTCAAGTTTAACAAGTGCAATTTATAGACATTACATGTTTGACATTAACATGTTCACTCATTTAAATGTTACTACAAACACAGCATTTACAACGGGAGAAACTA